AGGAGGAGACCGCTGTGGCCGCCATGGCGGCTGCGTTGACAAACACCGCGGCTCCAATCTCGGCGTGTGCTTCCACGTAGGTGGCAAAGTCTGGTAGCGCGTTGGTCTTCATCACGCCGATGGCGCGGCGGCGATTGGTCTGGTGTTTCTCCAGATCATGCAGCCGGAAACCCTCGGGTAGCGCGGTCACAAAAGATGTGCCGACATAGTTGTTGGCGGTGGCGATGGCCTCTGACAGTTGCAGGGCCTCGATGGCGTCTTTGTCGCTCATGGTGGGCTCCGGGTTAAAAATTTAGGACACGGCGCGAAGGACGCGCTCGAGGGATGGTTTTGAAAGGCCGGTCAGCATGGTGTCAACACTTGCATGACGAGGAATCTGGCGCTCTCGCGATACGGCCTTAATGAGTCCAGCGGTGTTGACTGAAAATTCAAACTGCCCTGTGACGGGGTTCGTGAAGCGTGTTGTGATTGCTTCCTTAATGGCGCGAACAGGCTTAACTGTTGATGGGGGTGAAATGCTGCGTCTCATGGTGGGCTCCGGGGTTTAAATTGCGTCTGCGTTGTCGTTGTTGGCAACGCGCTCGATGGGCACACCGGCCTCGACATAATCGCCGACGTCAGCAGTGCTGGGGTTCTGAATCACAAAGCGGTCCTTGACCAGGTGGCGCAGCACTTGGGCTTTGCTGCCTGCGCGCACAAGGCGAATGGTGTTGCTGCCGACTTCGCGGATGAGGTAAATGCGGTATTCCATGGGGGGTCCTTAGAAACAGTTGGTTGTGCAGTTGCTGCCGTAGCAGCAGGTTGTGCAAGTGACAATTCGTCCGTTTTTCATGATGGTGTGGGTTGTGCATGCAGCCCAAGTGGTTGTGGCAACGGCGGCAAGCCAAATTGCTATTAATGTTTTCTTCATGAAGTTCTCCTGTGAGTAAAAATTTAAGAGCCGTTGCCGGAGCCGTTGCCGTCGCCGTTGCCGGAGCCGTCGCCGGAGCCGGAGCCGTTGCCGTAGCCGTAGCCGTCGCCGAAGCCGAAGCCGGAGCCGAAGCCGTCGCCGGAGCCGGAGCCGGAGCCGTAGCCGGAGCCGGAGCCGTTGCCGGAGCCGGAGCCGTAGCCGGAGCCGTTGCCGGAGCCGGAGCCGTTGCCGGAGCCGGAGCCGGAGCCGTCAACAAATTCACGACTCATTGATGCTCTCCTTGGCTTTGTCGCTGCACGGAATCAATTCGCACACGCCAGTCAGGTAGATGACGGGGTTGATCACGTCCACTGTTGATTTTTCTTTGATCAATCCAGCTTGGGCGACTCCAGACAAAGCCACGCCATCTTTTGCCTTCCACGACCATAGGCGGTGGCTATTGCTCAGAACTACGTTTTCGCCATCCACACTCACCACTGTGCCCGCGTGCACGCCCGCCGAGTAGCATCGTGCGACGCAATACTGTCCGATCATTGGGTTGTTTGGCTGCGCTTGGGGTTTTACGCCGCCAAAAAGTGCCGCGATCTGTTTCAGTTCACCATACGTCATGTTGTCGATGTTCATGTGTTTCTCCTGTGAGTAAAAAGGGTGGGCCTACTCGTTGCGTCTGTGGCGGCATCCTTGCGGGATGATCTTTTTGGCTTCCACAGCGTCCGCTTTCGGCCCGTAAATCAGATGGGGCTGTCGTGCTCTTCGGCTGGTTGGCCGTCGTCTTGGTACTCGGCGGCTGGCATGTCGATCACGCCGTCGTCATCGTGTGCCTGCTCGGCTGGCGCTGGGGCTTGTTCCGCGACCTTTTGCAGGCGGCTGGGGCGCTTGCTTGCCGACGGAGCTTCAGGCGCTTGTGCGGCCTCTGGCGCGGCCTGCTCGGGCATGAACAGCTCGTCGTCCTCTTTGATCATGCCGTCGATGTCGGTGGACAGCGGCAGGCGCTTGCTGTGGCGGCGCACCACGGTCTTTTTGGCCATCTCGGCAAAGTCGGTCTGCCATGGGCCTGAGTTGCCCGAGCGGCTACGGGCGCGGATGGCGTTGACGTCCTCAACGCTCATCACCTCGCGGGACTTTTCGCCGTCCTTCATGGTCACGATGGAATACACCGCAATCAACTTGCCTCGGTTGGTCAGCGCAGGCTTGTGCGTGATGTGCTCCTCATCGCCCAAGCAAAAATCAAAAGCGTCGTGTTCGTAGACCGCCTGCACCGACCAGGTGCTGATCTCGCCCGAGTTGCGCACCAGCTTCATGATGCCAGCCACCATTGGCATAAACTGCGCTTGATTTTTGAAGGTGACGATGGCGCCCTCGCGGCCGTCGGCCAGCAAGCCCATCTGGCTGGCGCGCATGGCCGATGCAAACAGTGTGCGGCGATCGGCATCCAGCAGGGAAGGCGTCATCTGCACAGCGGTCATCAAAACGCGCACAAAGCGCGCCGGGTCCACGTGCTTGGGAAGGGCGGCTGCAAACTGCGGCTGCATAGCGGTCAGCTGGTTTCTGACCTGATCGACAACGGTGAGTTGGCTCATGTTTTCTCCTAATTTCCGGCCAGTTCAGCCAGACTTAAAACCGGTGGCCGACCGGCGGCGGTGTTGCTTGTTTCCAAACAGTTTAACATCATTTAATGGGTTTGCGTGGGTTTATTCGTAAATTTCTGAAGCCTTTACGTCCACCGTAGGATGTGCCCACCATGTTCGCGGTAATCAGCGTTGGGGGCGTCTCGGCCTGCATGGCGGCGCTGACCGTCCAGGCTCCGGTGAGCACCTTCTCAGCGTCTGCGATGTGCTTGAAAATTTCAGCCTTAGCCGCGTCTTTGTCGTCTTTGGCGTTGGCCTCGTCGGCCGCTGCTTTTTTGTAGCGCTCGATCAGCTCGGCCAGCACATCGTCGCTGCTGGCGTCCAGCACCTTGCCCGGCTTGGCGTACTGGTTCAAGCGAATCAGCACCTCTGCATCGCCTGGCATCACCGGGTCCGGCTCCTCGCCAGCGTCCACCGTGCGCCAGAAGTCGGCCACCTTAGCTTTGATGGCGGCGATCACCGCCTCATCGCGCAGGCGCTCGATCACCACACCCCGGTTGCCACCGATAAACGCGCCGATGAATGCGCGCTTGAAACCCGAGACTGCCATCTGGTGCTGCACCTGCATTTCGATGTGTTCAGGGGCCTCGATGCTGCCGTCGTCGTGCTCGATCCAGCCGTCGCGGAAGGCGAGGTAATCCACGTTCTTGATCTCCAAATGCCCCGGCTCGCCCAGGCTGGTGATCACGAAGTCAAAGCTCGACCCCATACGCAGATCTGGGTCGCGCAGGTATTCCTTCATCGGCCTGATTTCCCAGCCCTGCTCCTCGGCGATGCCGTGCGCGATTGCGGCCTCGAGGCGGTTGCCCCAAGCCATGCGGTCGTTGGTTTTGAACTCGGGCACGATGCCGGTGCGCTTGCGGTGCCAGAGGTCAAAATGCGTGACGTAGGGGCTCATGCCAAACAGCGCCGCAGACTCGGTGCTGGTGACGTCCTTCTTGCGCAGCTCCAGCCATTGCTCTTGGCTGGCTGTGACGATGATTTCAGTTGCCATGTTGTTTCTCTGTGTGTGGGAGTCCAAAAATCGCGATGCCTGCCGCGTCCGGAAACCGCGCCCCGTGCGCGGCCACCAAGTTGGCGTCGATCACCTCGTTAAAACCGTCGCACGGCGCGATCCAGTAGCCGTGCTCGCCGTCATCCTGCGTGGCCTCGACGATGCCGATCAGGCCACGGACGCTGGTGAACCATTGAACGCGGTGGATTTTCATGGTTGTTCGCCGGTGGCTTTTGCTATGGCGGCGCTCATAAGTGCCTCGGTTGCTAGTGCCCCAACCCATTTCGGCGCACCAGATTGGTCAAACGTCAGCTTTTGAATGCTGGAGTCAGGCATCACGCGAAAGCGGCGACCCGCATGTTTAAACATCCACGGCCCCGGTGTGTGTTGTGTGCTCATGGTGCCACCTCTTGTCGCATGGCTGAATACGGGTCTTGCCCGGCATCCATGCAGCCCAAGACGCGTAGCAG